CCGCATGACGTGACAATCCGCCAGGCGGAGTCAGGGCGCGTCGTCGGCTACACCTATCGGGGGCACGACCTCTCGGTTGACGAGGTGCGTCACCTCCCGAAGCTCCGCGTACCCGGTACGCCCTATGGCCTTGGGCCCATTCAGGCGGCGCGTGCAGAACTTCGCGGCGCGCTCGACCTGCGGGACTACGCCAGCGAATGGGTCAACTCAGGCGATGTGCCGAGCGGAGTGCTATCAGCGAGCGGCACGATCACCGATGACGCCGCCAAGCGAGCGCAGAAGCAGTGGGAGGAATCCCGGGGCGGGCGCCGGAAGGTTGCCGTGCTCGGTGGGGGCCTTTCTTACTCGCCCGTGATCATCTCGCCCGCGGACGCGCAGTTCATCGAATCCCAGCAGTTCAACACGACTGCTATCGCGCGGCTCTTTGGGGTGCCGGCGACCTTGATGCTCGCTCCGGTCGACGGAACGTCGATGACGTACACGAATTACACGCAGGAGATGACTGGCTTTGTTCGCTTCGGGCTGACGGACGACATTCATGAGATCGAGGACGCCTTCACGGAGGTGCTTCCGCGGGGGCAGCGCGCTCGGTTCAACCTCGAGGCCCTCCTGCGCCCCGACACGATCACTCGATACCAGGCGCACGCTTCCGCGATCTATGCCGGCTGGCTGCTGCCGAGTGAAGTTCGCGCCATCGAGAACCTTCCCGCCATCGACGGCATCGACGACCGTCCCTCGCTGGGCACACCCGAATCGATCAAGGAGGCCGCGTGAGCGACACTCTCGAGACGCGCGCATTCAGCGTCCGCGCCGAAGACGAAGCCGAGCGAACGTTTACCGGCGTCGCCGTCCCCTGGAACAAGCCCGCAGACATCGCCGGCATCTACAGGGAGACGTTCGAGCGCGGTTCCGTCGAGCTGCCTGCATCCGGCCGCGTGCTCCTGTACTGGCGACATGAGGAGCCCATCGGCGTCCTGACGGATCACCGAGACACCGATGCCGGCTGGGAGGTCACGGGCAAGCTGTCCGACACCCCCCGAGGCCGGGAGGCGTACACCCTGCTCCGTGACGGCGTGCTCGATGAGCTGTCTATCGGGTTCATCCCGCGAGAGCACGCCATCGACGACGAGACCGGCGACATCACCCGGACGCGAGTCGAGGTCCGTGAGGTGTCCATCGTTCCTTTCGGCGCCTACAGCCGTGAGGCGCTCGTCACCAACGTCCGCTCTGCGGCGGATTCCCCTGCAACCCCTGAAGAGAGGCAGTCAATGACTGACACCATCACCGCCGCCGAGGTCACCGAGCTTCGCGGCGCCATCGAAGATCTTTCCCGCGAGGTCGGGCAGCTCCGCACCCGCGAGGCTGACGAGCCCACGATCGACACCCGCACCGCTGGCGAGGCTCTCAAGGCCATCGCGGCCGGTGATGAGGCGAGCATCCGCGGCTACGAAGACACCATCAATCGCGCCTACACGGGCGGCACCACCGCCGACACTGTGACCAAGGCCGGCTGGGTCGGCGACCTCACTCGTCTCTTCGATGCATCGTCGGGTGCGCTCGCAGCCGTCTTCGGACAGGGCACGCTTCCCGCCAAGGGCATGAGCATCGAATACGCGCAGCTCAAGTCCAACACGATCGACGTGACTGAGCAGTCCGCTGAGGGCGATGACATCACGTTCGGCAAGGTCGCGATCGAGACCAAGACGGCTCCGGTCAAGACCTACGCGGGTGGCACTGAGCTGACCCGCCAGGAGATCGAGCGCTCTGAGGTCAACGTGGTCAACACGTCGCTCGAGGCGCTCGCGGTGGCGGCGGCCAAGCGCAAGAAGGCTGTACTGCGTGCCGCGTTCAACGCGGCCGTCTCCGCCCGCGAGGGCATCGCCGCCAACGGCGGTGTCGTGCTCCTCGGTGCCGTGCTCGGCTCGTCCACCGCACTGCAGTGGACCAACGTCGTGGTTGATGCCGCCGTAAAGCTCGAGCCCGAGAACCTCGGCATCGACGCACTCGTCGTCTCGCCCAGCGTTTTCAAGCGCCTCAACGCGCTTGAGACGACCGGACACCGCGTCTTCCGCGTCAGTGCAACTGAGCGGGGTGTCGGTGAACTCAACCTCCCGGGCCTCGAGGGCAACCTCGCCGGTATCCGCGTGGTGGCTGACACCGGCCTCTCGGGCGATGCGGCCGTGTTCGTCAATGGCCGGGCGATCAAGCAGTACGACTCGCCGCTCGTCTCGCTGCAGGACGACAAGCTGATCACGCTCTCGAAGGCGTTCGCCGTGTACCGCTACGGCGCCGTCGCGACCGAGATCCCCGCTGGCATCGTCCCCGTCAAGCTCGCCGCGTCCTGATGTCCGCCGCCGAACTCGCCGCCTACGTCTCGCCTGGCGTGACGCTCTCCACCGAGGTTCAGGGATTTGTCGATTCCTGCTGGGCCGAGGCTGAAGCGCTGGTGTCCCGTCACGTCGCGACGGTCGGCGGCGAGTTCGGCGAGGACACCTCGGTCGAGGTCCCGGCGGCGATCCTCAACCGCGCCAAGATCGAGGTCGGCGCGGAACTCTACTACCGTCGCAGCGCCCCGAACGGGATCAAGCAATTCGCGACGCCAGAAGGTGGCGGCACTGCTGTCCGCGTCGCCCGTGATCCAATGCTTGCCGCCTATCCGATCCTCGCGCCCTACGTCGGGTTGGGGCTCGCATGAACGAAATCACTGCGGAGCGCGAGGCGGTCGCGGCGCTAATTGCCCGCGATGACCGGCCTGCAGTTGCATTCGTTCCGGCCCCGGTATCCCCGCCTCTCGCCATGGTCCTGCCTGGCTCGCCGTACCTCGAAGGCGGGGAAACATTCGGCAGCAAGACCCTCCGAATCGACGTGTGGCTTGTCTATCCGGGCGCCACTGATAACGCAGCCACGGGCAGCGCCCTTGATACGGAGATCACTCGCACGGTGGCAGCGCTTGAGGCTGACGACATCTTCGTCGAATCAGTCGAGGCACCCGCCCTCTGGCAGCCGAATAGCGGCGGCTCATTCCTCTACACCGTCATCTCAGCCCGACTCGAAATCTCATCCCCTACGGAGGTCACCTCATGACAAGCGCTCGCATCCGCGGCAAGAAGCTCGCACTCAAGCTCGGCACGCCGGGCGTCGATGTGTGGCAGGACGTAACCACCTACACGCTCGCCAGCGACGAGCTCGATACGCCCACCTTCGGAGACGTTGCCGACGGCGCGGCTGCGTGGAAGCTCTCTGGTACCGCAGTACAGTCCACCGCATCCGGGTCATTCTGGGCCTGGGTTTGGGAGAACGCCGGAGAGAGCGTCGCCTTCACCCTCGCGCCGCACGGCAACGCTACGCCGTCCGCGGCGCAGCCCCACTTTGTGGGCATCGTGACGATCGGGCGTAAGCCGTCCATCGGCGGTGACGTGAACTCGACTGGCTACACCTTCGACTTCGAGTGGGACGTTGAGGGCGAGCCGACTCAGATCACGACCTCCGGTAGCTGATCCTCATGCCGTTTGCTCGTGTCGGTCGGCGCTCACGCCCCTCGATCAAGCTCGAGGGCGTCGAACGCTGGACAGAACTCACGAGCTACGGGATCAAGACCGAAGAGGGTGATCGGCTCCACCTCACGGACCCGCTGGGCGAGCAGGTGGAATGGCTCGAGGGAGAGGCCTACCAGAGCACACAGTCGGGGTCGCTGTGGCGGTTCGCCCGCGAGCACTCCGGAGAGATCGTGAGCTTTCGCGTGGCCCCCCACGGAAACACCAGCCCTACTGAAGACGCGCCGCATTACGTCGGCCGCGTCACGGTGGGGCCCAGGCCGGACCTCGGCGGCGATACCAGCGAACGGCACTTCCTCTTTTCGTTCTCCTGGCGAGTACTCGGCGCGGTGGAGGAGGTAACGGAATGAGCGAGCTCGACTTCGAGATCACAAACGGCCCGGGGCGTATTCGGGTCAGCGGGCTCCGCAAGACGGTCCGGGCGCTCGAACAGGCAGGGGCTGATGCGCAGGATATGCGCCGTCTCATGCATGAACTCGGCCAGACCGTCGTGGCCGCTGCGCAGCCCCCATGGATGTCAGGCACGCTCGCCGGCACAATCCGCGCTGGCAAAGGCAAGACCAAGGCTGTCGTGCGCGCCGGAGGTGCGCGCGCTCCGTACGCCGGGGTCGTGCATTACGGCTGGCCCGCTCGGAGCATCCAGCCCCAACCATTCCTCACGGCAGCGCTGCAAGCGAAGCGCGCCGAGGTCCTCCGGCGACTCGACGCAGGCCTAGGGGACCTCATGAAGCAGAACGGCCTCAAGTAACCAAACCAAGGAAGCGAGACACAGATATGGCTATCGACTACAGCACCCTCACGATGGGGGAGATCGCGACGATCGAATCACTGTCCGGGCAGTCCATCGGTGCCCTGGAAGATCAAGACTCCCCGAAGGGCCTCGCTCTCGCAGCGTTGGCCTACGTCGGCAAGCTCCGCGAAGACAAGTCGTTCACCTGGAACGACGCGCAGGCGCTCACCCTCACCGAGGTCACGGAGCTGCTCGGTCTCAATGAGGAGACCGCCCCAAAAGCCGGGAAGTCGAGCTCCTCGAGCAAGACCGACTAAGGGACATGGCGGCGTTCGTCGTGGCGTTCCATTGGACCCCCGACGAATACCGAGCGATGACCAGCGCTGAGCGAGAAGCCATCATCGCCGAGCAACGCCGCCAGAACCGCAAGTAGACCCCCCTGCCCGGTTTCTCGCGCCGGGCGGGGCAACTCTAGGGAGGCCGTGTGGCCGGGCAAACGATCGCGATCTCGATCCTCGCGGACACGAAGAAGCTGGCTTCAGGACTCAACGATGCCAGGGGGATGCTCGGCAAGCTCGGCTCGTCAGTCGGCGGCGCGGCCAAGCTGGCAGTCGGAGCCGTTGCGGGGATCGGTGCGGCTATCGGAGGCCTGGCAGCCGCGGGGGGAATCGCCCGCGCGCTG